ATGCCCAGATACCGGACGCTTGGGCAGTGGGCTGTTGTGTACCGTCAGATCATTGCTGGCCGGCCGATTGAAGAAAAGACAAAAGCCAACCGTCGCTCCAGCCTGGCACATGTCCTGGTTGCGCTTGGTGCGGATCAGATCATTTCATCGATCAGGCCGCATGAAGTGGCCAGCATGGTCATGGGTATCCACAAGGGCCACCCGCCACTTGCAAAGCGCGTATTGATCGAGGCCAAGGACATTTTTCAGGAGGCCGTCAACTATGGCTGGCTTGACCGCAGCCCGGCCATGCAATGCAAGGCCCCGCTGGTCAAGGTTCAGCGCAAGCGCCTGACCATGGAGCAGTGGCTGACGATCAATGCCTACGCCGTTGAACATTTGCCGCCATGGGTCAGCAGAATGCTAACCCTGGCTTTAGTCACCGGCCAGCGCCGGTCTGACCTGGTGAAGATGCGGTTTTCAGATGTATGGGATGAGCATTTGCATGTTGAACAAATAAAGACAGGCGCCCGCCTTGCGCTGCCACTAGCCTTGAGGCTGGATGCGCTGGGGCTGACCCTTGGTGAGGCCATTGAGGGCTGCCGGGCCTACGCAGTAGGAACTGAGTACATGCTGCGCAAACATGATGGCCACCGCCTTGGCGATGCATCGCTAAGCGCCCGATTTGAGTGTGCGCGGGAGGCTGCGCTACCGGCTATTTCCGGGATACCGCCAAGCCTGCATGAATGCCGCTCCTTGAGTGAGCGTTTGTACCGTGCGCAAGGCATTAACACGATGGTCCTGTTGGGCCATAAGAGCCAGGACATGACCGACATGTACAACGACGACCGCGGGCTCACGGCTGGTGTCTGGAAGACGCTGACACTTTCGCCGCAAGTCAAAGAAATTTGAGGATTAACTATGACACTGATCGTTGAGACAGGAAGCGCAGTGAGCACGTCTGAGTCGTATGCCGCCGTGGCTGATGCAGACCTGTATTTCTCCAACCGGGGCAATGCAGCATGGCCGCTTCTAACAACGCCTGCCAAAGAAGCTGCGTTGCGCCTGGCAACCGACTACATGGGCGCCTCGTTCCGTCAACGCTGGAAGGGCCGGCGCGTGAGTACAACCCAGGCGCTGGACTGGCCACGTGTCGGCGTGGTGCTGGACGACTTCAACAGCTCGCAAAACACGTTTGGCTTTGGCTACTACGGGATCATTCAGGTTCCGTACACCACCATCCCGGTTCAGATCGTGAACGCATGCTGTGAATTCGCATTGCGGGCCTCCGCTGGTGATCTGGCCGCTGACCTTGACCGAGAGACAACGACTGAGAGCGTTGGCGGTGTTAGCGTTTCCTATCGGCCAGGTGCGCCAGAGTTCATCCGATACCGGTCGCTTGAGCTGCTGCTGAAGCCGTATTGCCTGGCCGGCGGCTCCATGATTGTCCGATCATGAGTTTTGACAGCAAGATGGTGGCGCTGGCGCTGAAATTGATCAGCAAGCGCGGCAAGACGGTCACCTACTCGGATGCCAGCGACTCGGCCTATGACCCAGCAACTGGCACGCAGACGGTCACCCGCACGCCATACACGATCAAGGCCAGGGTACAGGACTACACCTTCCGCAATGCAGGGAGTGGGTTCGAAGCTGGGCTAATCCGTGAAGGCGACAAAGAAATCATGATCGCGGCTTCTGGCCTTGCGTTCCTGCCCCAGTCCGGTGACCGGGTGACAGTGGACGGGGTCACCTTCACGGCGTTGAATATCAAGGTAATTTACGCCGTTGACAGCATTACGCTGTTCATCATCCATGCGAGACAGTGATGCAGACGAACGCTGAGTTCAAATCCCGCTTTGCGGCGCGCATAAAAAAGGCTGGAGATAAGGCGGATGAGGTGATCCGCAAGATGGCGCAGGAGATCGGCACCAGCCTGGTGATGTATTCCCCAGTCGACACCGGCCGATTTCGTGCCAACTGGCTGTGCGGCGCCGGCGGACTTAGACCCAACACGGTAGATGAGCTCGACAAGACGGGATCGGTTTCGATTCAGGCCATCGCCGCTGCGGTTCAGGAATGGCAACCCGGCCAGACCATCTACATCACCAACTCGCTGCCCTATGCCAACCGCCTTGAATACGGCTGGTCGCAACAGGCACCGAGTGGGATGGTCCGCCTGACCCTACGCGATTTCAGTTTTTTGATGCGCAAAGCCGCGTCGGAGGTCCAGTAAATGTCACTGTCAATCATCCGGGCAGCCTTAGAAAAGAAGCTGGTCGCCCAGATCCCAACCATTGCGACGGCCTTCGAGAACGCCGTATTCCAGACTACCACCGGCGTCCCATACCAACGGGTAAACCTGATTCCGGCGCGGCCTGACAACAGCATTGCCGGCGGCGGAACCTACTTTGAGCGCGGTTTCTTTCAGGTGACCTTGTGCTACCAGCTTGGCACCGGCCCGGCTGCCGCTGAGACACAAGCCCAGTTGCTACGCGCCTATTTCAAGCGCGGCATCACTTTAGTAGAGCAGGGCATCACGGTTGTCGTGGTCGATACGCCAAAGGTGGCCACTGGATTTATCGATGTCGACCGGTTCTGTATCCCAGTCAGCATTCCGTTTCAAGCGCAAATTTCTACCTAACCCCGGCCCACGCCGGACCAACAAGCCAGCCTACAGCTGGCTTTTTTTCGCCCGCCCGTGGGCAATTTTTTGAAAGGCTTCCATCATGGCAACTATCGGTCTTGGCGTAAAAAAGCAGACGCGATTCGCGCGTCAATCAGCAAAAGGCACAATCGCCGTAGTGGGTGGTGGCCAGATCCTGCGCCGCGAACAATCGACATTCGAACTGGCGAAAGAGACTTACACCACTGAGTCGGAAATCACCAGCACTCAGCAGCTGCTGAGCAACCGCCACGGCGTGCGCACGGTGAACGGCAAACTGTCCGGCATCTTCTCACCGGGCACCTACGCCGACCAGTTGTCAGCCTTGCTGCGCCGCGACTTCACTGCTGTGACAGCGATTGCAGCGGCCTCGTTCACGATTGCCGGCGCTGGCCCGACTTGGACGATTACCCGCGCGGCCGGCTCGTTCCTGACGGACGGCGCCAAGATTGGCCATGTCGTACGCCTGACGGCTGGTGGCTTCAATGCTGCCAATTTGAACAAGAACTTGCTGGTGTCGGCTGTGTCCGCGCTGGTGATTACCGTTCAACTGGTGTATGCATCCGGTGTCGCTTTGGTGGCAGAGGGGCCCATCACTGCGGCAACCATGTCGTTCCCCGGCAAGGTCACCTATGCACCGCCCTCTGGCCACACCAACGTCTACTACACGGTGGAAGAGTGGTATCCCGATGTCCCGGCGTCCGAGCGCAATCTGGACGTGAAGATCGGCAGCGTCGACATCAAGATGCCTGGCTCTGGAAACACAAAGATCGACTTCAGTTGCCTTGGTCTGGACCAGAGCGCTGCGGCAACGGTCTACTTCACTGCGCCAACGGCTGAAACAAGCTCTGGCGCACTGGTTGGGGCATCCGGCATCCTGCTGTACAACGGCGTTGCCATCGCGACCATCACCGATGTGAGCCTGAAGATCGACGGCAAAGAGCAGGCCGCCAATGGCGTCGTTGGCAACGTGGTACGCCCGGACATCTTCCGCGGCAAGGTCATGGTCACTGGCTCGATCACCGCGTACTTTGACAGCACCACGTTACCAGACCAGTTCCGCGCTGAAACCAGTTGCTCAATGATCCTGGTCCTGTCCACTGGGTCGTCTGCCACTGCCGACTTCGTGGCTATCACGATCCCATGGGTTGAGTTGAACAGCTCGACCCCAATGGACGGTGAAACCGGCATGACCCGCACCTACAACATCGTTGCCGAATACCTCGCCTCTGGCGGCGCCGGCACTGCGAACGAGCAAACCACGCTCTACATCCAGGACTCCCTGGCGCCCTGATCCCCAGGCCTGACGGCCGACCCTCGTACCGACCTGGCCCGTTTCATCCTTTCGCGGGGATGGGCGGGCTGGGCACGGGCATCAACTCTCCCGCGAAAGAAACCATATGCAAGCTCTCGACATTACTTCCTTTGACGCCGTTGCTGACTCGGATGGCGGATTCGAATTTGAACTTCTTGGCACTGATGGAATGACTGGAACCGGTGTTTATGTCACCGTTCTAGGCAGGCATGCTGACGCCGTTGTAGCGTGGGGAAACAAGGTATTCAACGCCACTACCCGTGAGACGCAAATGGCTGCGCGCAAGGGAAAGATGGTTGAGCCAAAGACACTCGACGAACTGCGTGACCAGAACATCGAAGGCGCTGTGATTCGTGTCACCGGATGGCGCAACGTCGCCCAGGACTACACGGCTGAACTGATGAAGAAGACTCTCCTACGCAATCCGCATTGGCTTGGCCAAATCGTAGAGCAGTCGGAAAACCTCGCAAATTTTACGAAATAGCAGTGATTGACCTGGTTGAGTTTGCCCAGCATGAATTCAGGCTGAGCAAGCGCAACAAAGACGGTCAATCACTGCGGGAGACGCTGGCAACGGTGGAACGAATGACGGGGAGGATGCCAGCAGAAGGCATCAACCCCGGCGAAATTCCCGACTTGCTAGTGGACCTCTGGAATCACTTTCTCCGGCTCAACGCCACCCGCAATGTCGGCATGGGCACCTGCCCAATCACTGAGCTCGAAATCTTCGCCTTCTGCGCGAACAGGCGCATGCGCTTGTCCACGTGGGAAATCGACGTCATTCGCCGGCTCGACGACATCGCGCTAAGCAGCACCAAAGGCTAAAACATGGCTGTTGACATCGAAACCATTGGCGTTGCCATTGAAACATCGGGCCTTGTCAGCGGGAAAGCCGCGCTCAATGATGTTGAGCAGGCTGCAAACCGGGCAGCCGACGCTACCGACAAGCTGTCGCAACGCTCGACCACGCTGGACTGGCAGAACAAGCAGATGGCGCAGTCGTCCAAGACTGCGACCGACTCTGCGGTGCAGCATGGCTATGCCCAGCAGGTGCTGGCCCAGCGCGAGCTCGAAGCCGCTGATGCTGCTGACAAGTTCATGCAGAAGCTGCAACAGCAGGTCTCCCAGGTTGGCAAGACACGCACGGAAATCCTCGGGATGCAGGCGGCCATGCATGGTGTGAGCGAAGACGCTGGGCCCATGATCGCTGCGCTTGAGAAAGCCGCAGAGGGCGGGCACAGCCTGAACTTCGCAACGGCCGGCGCGTCGCGCGAGCTGATGGTGCTGAGCCACGAGATGGCATCCGGCAACTACTCCAAGTTCGGCGGCTCCATGATGGTTCTGGCAAAACAGACCGGGGCTGCCGGAATGATTTTCTCAGGCACAGGCTTGGCCATTGCCGGCATCTTGGCGCCCCTCGGCCTATTCGCTTTTGCTGCCTACAAAGGCCATGAAGAAGCGGTGCTGCTGAATAACACTCTGATCGAGACTGGAAACTATGCCGGACTGACGGCAGACGGCTTCGACGCCATGGCCAGCCGGATCGCTGGCGCAGCGCATACCGGCATTGGCACCGGCAAAGAAGCCCTGATGGCGCTGACCGGTACCGGTCGCCTCACGGGTGAAGCCATGGAGGTACTGGGTACCGTCATGGTGCAGCAAAGCAAGATCACCGGACAGAGCTTGGATGACATTTCCAAGGACTACGCCAAGATGCCTGATGGCGTGGCGAAGTGGGCTGAAGAGCACAACAAGTCCATGCACTTCATTGGGCTTGCGCAGTACGAGCATATTCGCTTGCTGGAGCAGCAGGGCAAGACCCAGGAAGCAATGATCGAGGTCGGCAAGGCGCTGGCTGCCCAGTTCGACGGTCACAAGCAAAAGCTCGGGTATCTGGCATCCGCCTGGCAGTCTGCCGGTCAGGCCGCATCATGGGCGTGGGACAAGATGATGGGATTCGGTCGCCCTGAGACGACAAGTGACACCATTGACAAGACCTCGCAGGCGGTGACGAACGCCCGTTCAAAGCTTGATCGCCTGAGCGGTTTGGGCAATGGCAAGGACAACCAACTTGCGATGGCTTCGGCACAACGGGAGCTGCAGAGCGCGCTGTTTGCTGAGTCCATGGCGCAGTCCAAGCAGTTGGAAGACCGGAAGTTTGCAGCTTTCACCGCTGAGCGCGCCCAGGTTAACCAGCTTGGTATTGCCGCTGACGAGCACATCCAGAAGCAGCTCCAGAGCTACGACAAGGTGCGGGCGATGAATGCCGCCATCCGGGCTCAACAGCTCGAATTCGACCAGAGCGCAGCGGCTGGAAAGACGGTATCGACCGGTGACCAGAAGACCATTCTTGACGGCATCCGGGAGCAGTACGCCAGCAAGAAGCAGCTTGTCGATGTTGACCAGCAGTTGCTGGTTTCGACGATGGACGGCATGGCCGCCATGCGCGCCGAATCGGAGTCTGCAACCAAGCTCACGCCCGTGCAGCGCGAGATTGCCACGCTGTACGAAAAGATCGCCAACAGCAAGAGCCAATACAAGCTGAGCACCTTGCTGGCCGTCGACGCCATGATGCAGGAGAAGCTGGCCATGGAGGCCATGAACAATGCCCGGGACGATGCCGTCAAGAACAATGCCCAACTGATCAAGGACGGTGATCGCATGGTGGCTTCCGGTGATAAGGAAGTCGAAACGCTCCAGAAGCAGGTCGACGCCCAGCGCCTGAAGAACTCCGAAATTGGAAAGACCAAAGACCAGATCGGTGAGATTCTGGCAGCCAAGGAACTGCTGAGCGCAGCCAATGACGATGAGATGGCCCAAAACCTGCGCGCCGCGGCTGAGTACGCCGGCCCGCTGCACACAGCCTACCTGCAATATGCCGCTGACCTGGAGAAGGCTGCCAAGCTGAAACGCGAGATGGCTGGCCTGAAGGTAGAGGGTGCTGCCGCACAAACCGCTGCTGATGCCGCTAAAAAGGCCGAAGCGCAATGGCACAAAACCTCTGAAGAAATCAACCGGACCATGACCGACGCCCTGATGCGTGCGTTCGAGTCCGGATCTGGCTTCGGCCAGGCGTTCGTCAAGACCATCGAGGACATGTTCAAGACGATGGTGCTGCGGCCCATCATCAGTGCCGTCATGTCGCCGGTTTCCGCTGGCATCAATAGCGTGCTCGGTGGGCAAGGTGGAGCGGGTAGCACCATGAACCAACTGGGGAACGGTGCCAGTGTGTACAACGTGGCCAGCGGCGGAATGGCTGGCGTGGGCTCGATGGTATCGACGGCAGGCAACTTCGCTGGTTCAGCGAGCATCTCTGCCTACGGCGCAGGGATGGGGTTGAGTAGCGCCACAGCGTCAACCGCTGCCGCGGCTTACACCGAAGCGGCCGCCACCATCGTTGAAAGCAACGCGGCACTCGCAGCCACCTATACCGAGGTTGCGAGCTCGCTGACTGCCGGTTCGACTGTCGCCACCGGAATGTCGACTGCCCTGGCGGCAATTCCCGTTTGGGGGTGGATCGCGATGGCATTGGCCACGCAATTGGGTGGGCCAAAGATCGACCAGGTGGGCGACGGCCTGTCTGGCACGCTCTCAGCCTCTGGCTCCAGTGTCCAGAAGCGCACCGATTTCGTGGAAGATCACCATGGCCTCTTTGGCATGGGTGCCTTCACCACGCACAACAGCTCCTATTCCGACGCCAGTGCCGGCACGTCTGACTACATCAACGCAGCCGTCATGTCGGTTACGACTGCGACCAAGGGCTACGCCAGCGCCATCGGCTTGAGCGCGAGCGCGGTGGATGGGTTCACCAAGCAGATGGACGTCACCCTAACCGGGCTGGATGCGACAGCCGCGAAGGCCGCGATCGACAAAGCCATCAGCGGGTTTGTTGATGACATGGTGACCTCCGCCTACGGTGGCGCGCTCGCGGCATTGGCCCAAGGAAATGAGACCGCTTCGACGACCCTGCAGCGTGTGGCCACCGAGTTTGTCACCGTGAATGGGGCTATGTCCCAACTCGGTGGCACGTTGTTTCAGGTGTCCACTGCTGGCGCTGCGGCTGCAGATGGCCTGGTGCAGGCAATGGGCGGCCTGGCCAACTTCCAGACCCAGACCACCGACTACGTGAAGAACTTCTTCACTGCGACGCAGCAGAAGGACATGACGGTTGCCAACATCACCAATACGCTCAATGCCGCCGGTGGAAACTTCACTTCTGACCAGATCGCAGGTGCAAGCCGGGCCGACTTCGTGAATGGCGTCAACGGAATCGACAAGTCAACGCCCGCCGGCCAGAAGCTGTACGCGGCGGCCATGTCGGTGGAGGGTGCATTTGCTGGAATCACTCAATCTACTGACCAAGTGGCGGCGGCAGCGGCTAAGGCAACGGCTGCTATCTCCGGCGGAAGCGGCGGCGGCTACGGCGGCGGTGGAGGCGGCGGAACAAGCCTCGTGAGCGCATTCCAGTCTCTTACCGATTCGATCTTTGCTGAGGTGCAGCGCATTCGTGGGCTGGTGGCTGGCACCGGTGCAGTTGGCTACGCCCAGTCTCAGACCCAGTTCGCTATCGCGACGGCGCAGTCCCGGGCCGGTGACCAAGCCGCCACAGCGGCGCTGCCCCAGTTGTCGCAAACCATGCTGACACTGGCCGAAGCGAATGCCAAGACGCTGATCGAACTCCAAACGATCCGGGCCCAGACGGCATCCAGCCTGAGCACCACGGGCACCATGCTGGCCGGCCAATACGGCCTGACGATCCCATCGTTTGACGTGGGCACCAACATGCTCCCGCAAGACATGATCGCCATGGTCCACAAGGGTGAGGCGATTGTCCCGGCTGCCTACAACCCGGCGGCCGGTGGTGCGGCTGGCAGTGGAAATGCCGATGTAGTTGCCGAACTGCGGGCCACGCGCGCTGAGAACAAAGAGATGCGCAAAGACCTGGCACGCATCAAAGACATTCTGACCCGCGTTACGCCAACTGGCAATGCGATGTCCACCACGACGGCAACAGCATGAGAGTTATTCCACCCCTGACGATCACCCCGGCAATGCTGGTCAGCAGCACGGTCGCTGAGCCCGCAGCCGGTGAAACGATCTGGGTGTCCGGCACTACGTATGCCGTGGGCGACATCCGGATCCTGACCGCCACACACCGGCAATACATCCGGCTGGTGGCAGGCGCTGGAACGGTTTCGCCTGACGTTGACCTGGTGAACTGGGCAGACAACGGACCGACGAACAAGTGGGCCATGTTCGACTTGCTGCGTAACACGGCATCCAGCCTGACGGGCGCGCCCATTGTGGTAGCCATTGCACCTGGCGTGCGCATCAACAGCTTAGGAATTGTGGGAGCACAGGCCAGCAGCGTGACGGTTTCCGTAGACATTGGCGCGACGAACTACTACCTGCAGACGATCAGCACGATCCAGCGCAACACGTTCGACTGGCTGGGGTATTTTTTCAACCCATTCCGGTACCTGCCAAGCCTGGTCAAGTTCGACATCCCCCAGATCACGGGCGCAACGATCACAGTCACGATCACCAACGGATCAGGCGTTGTCAAGTGCGGCGGTCTGGTCATTGGAACATCAATTTATCTGGGTGCAGCGCAATACAACGCGGTTCGCTCAGCACTCAACTTTTCAACAGTACCGCGCGATTTGTTTGGCAATGCAACGATGGTGCAGCGCCGGTCTGTGCCAAAGACGGATCAAAAGCTGTTCACCAAAAAAGAGCAGGTAAACGCCATTTTGCAACTCATGGTCGATCTGAACGCCATCCCAGCGCTCTGGTCGGGCCTTGATGACCAGACCACATCCGATTACTTCGAAGCCCTGCTGATTCTCGGCTTCTACAAAGAACTGTCCGTGGACCTGGCGTACCCGGACTACGCCCACGTAACCCTCCAACTTGAAGAGGTCTAAATGTCGCAAACCCTACCAGCAACCATACCGGCGCTCCCAACGCCGCCCAGCACGGCAAGCCCATCCAATTTCGACGTGCTTGGCGATGCGTTCTTGGGTGCTTTGCCGGCGAATGCTGCGGCCATCAATGCAGCGGCAACTGTCACCTACAACAATGCTGTTGATGCGTTCAACAATGCGACTATCGCGATTGCGCAAGCTACGGCGGCGGCGGCATCCCAGGCCAATGTAGCGGCACTGGCCAACTTCAAAGGCACCTGGTCCGCACTGACCGGCGCCATCGCCAAGCCCGCCAGCGTATTCAACAACGGCGCATTCTGGGCATTGCTGAACAACCTGTCCGATGTAACCACATCGCAGCCTGGCGTGACAGCCGACTGGCAGGTAGTGGGCGGCGCCTGGCCGCTGGTTCCCATCAGCGCCAACACCACCGCGCAGCCCTGGAAAACCTACGTCATCACGGCGGCCTGCACGCTCACGGCACCGGCTATTTCAGGCAACGGCAAACAGTTCGGCGTGATTGTTCTGCCGGGCGTAAGCGGTGCCATTTTTGCGCCAGCGGGCACGGACAAGGTGCGCGGCGTTTCGGGCAGCGTGTCCATCGACAACGCGCCATTTTCTGCAATTTTGACTGACAGCGGGGCCACCTACGGGTGGGTTTGATTTATGAACAATGCATCTGATTTGTTTGGTGGTGGTGGATCGAAACCCAAGCTGATTACTCCGTACGCCAGCGGCGCGGGAACCCATATACCTACGGTTGACATGGCGCGTTGCTTTGTGCGGTTGCAAGCTGGCGGTGGCGGCGGATGGGCCTCTGCTGGCTCCGTTGGTGGTGGTGGCGGTGCAATGGTGGAGGCGTGGATTCGGATCCCGATTGCCGGGCTCGCCTATGTGGTTGGTGCTGGCGGCGCGGTGAGCGTGAGCGGTTCACCAACCACTTTTGGGCAGCTTAAAGCGAATCCTGGAACAACGCCAGTGGACGTTTCAAACCCCGGATGGGGCGGCTTGCTGGCCATGCTGTATGGGAGCGTTACCGCAACCGCAGCTTCAATGGTCACTGGTGGCGTGCCATCTGGCGTTGGTGGTGGTGGTGGCGGTGCATCTAGCGTAAATGGTCAGCTTGTCAGCTTTCCCGGGATGGCGGATGCGGCAAATAACTATGTGGCCAGCCCTACATCGACAAATCTTCGATCGTCAAATGGCGTTGGAAATTCATCGGGCGGCAATAGCTTCTACGGCAAAGGCAACCCAAACAACACTGCGCCAGTGGCCACTGCATACGGCGCAGGTGGCGGTGCCAATGCGGCTGGATCTGGTGGGTATATCGAAATCTGGGACTTTGGAGCATAAAACATGGCAACACGTTACGCACAAATTGTGGATGGCGTTGTCCATCTGGTGACCGAATCCGAAACCCAGCCAGACGCGCAACACGGCATCTGGATCGCTTGCGGAAACGCGGGGCCGGGCTGGACCACCACGGACGGCGTGACATTCACGGCCCCGGTCGTGGTCGCGCCAGTCGTCACCCGTCACATCACCCAGCTCGCCTTCCTGTCGCGCTTCGCCGACGCTGAGGCCGTGGCCATTGATCTAGCCAGCATTGGTGCTACGGTGCAGGCGGCGTCCATGCGGCGCTTCCAGAGTAAGGTGAACGCGGCCACGTACATCGATCTGGACCGGGCTGATACCCGGGCCGGAGTCCATGCACTGGAGACGGGTGGCCTGCTGGCTACCGGGCGTGCAGCGGTGATCCTGGACACCGCGGTGGCCGACGCCGAACGCTATCGGGGGTAGGCCATGGCCAAGCTCTCACGCAAGCTGCTTCGGGCAGCTAAACGCGCTGCGCCACCCGTACCCTACAAGTGGGGCCGCCAGCACTTCCGCAGCGGTGACCTGATCGCGCAAAGTCATGGCGGATGGTCCACCTGGAAAGACATTCAGGTGAGCGCCGTACGCATTGGCACCATGAGCACCTACAGTCACGTTGGCGTCGTGGAGGTCGACCAGTCTGACGGCCGCGTGTACGTGGTGGAGGCCGTGCGCCCGTGTGCACGTCGGGTGCCGCTGAGCAGCATTGGCAGCTTCTACCACCTGCCCATGCCACAAGCCCGGTGGACCTATGCCACTTGCAAGTTTGTGCAGTCCATTCTGGGCTCGCCCTACAGCCGCTGGGATGCCATCAAGGCCTTCTTCAGCCCACTGCCCGCCGGATCGGTGAGCGAGTGCGCGGCGCTGACCCGTGAGGTGCTGCAGCGGGCCGGCGTAGATCTGGGTCCTATGAGCCGCCCTGATGCTGTGGTGCAGCGGGCACTGGAGCTGGGATCTTCACTCGCATTCATCGTCAACGGGGGCAATAAATGAGCAATCAGGAATCAAAAGACAGCCAATGGCATCTGGATAAAAAAGTCCCGCTGTCACTGATCTTCGCCATGTTGCTACAGGCGGCAATGGTCATCATGGCGGTTGCTGACATCAAAAAAGACGTTGAGTTATTGAAAGCTGATGCCGTGACGCTTCACCAGCAGCGCCAACAGCAGAGTGACTCGTTCAAGGACGCCATGCAGCAGATGCGCGACCAATTCTCGCGGCTTGATGCCAAGCTGGATCGACTGATCGAGAGGGGCAAATGATCGATCGATTCTTTGACTGCCTTCCCTTCATCCTGGCGCGTGAGGGCGGGAAGACGGACATTCCAGGCGACCGTGGTGGGAGAACGGCATTTGGCATCACCCAGGCCACGTTCAACGACTGGACGCACGGCGTGCGCGACGTGTGGACCATCACCCAGGAAGAGGTGGCTGCGATCTACCACGCGCGCTACTGGGACGCCTGCCAGTGCGGCAAGCTGCCCAAGGGTTTGGATCTGGCCGTGTTTGATTCCGCTGTGCAGCACGGGCCACGCAATGCCATCAGGTTCTTGCAGCGCGCTGTCGGCATCACAGCTGATGGGGCATTCGGCCCTGGCACTCTGGGGGCGCTAGCCGGTGTCGCAACGGCCATGCTGCCGGAGTTGATCGCTGAGTATCTGGAGCAACGCCAAGACTTTTACAACGCCATTGTCGAGCACGACCCGACGCAGGACAAGTTCGCGCACGGATGGGCAAACCGCCTGGCCGCCCTGAATTCCGAAGTGGGCGCAACCGCCTGATCGCCTTCCGCCATCAAACAACAAACCCGCTTCGGCGGGTTTTCCATTTCTGGAGATACCCATGAAAATATTTGAAATCATCGTCATCGCCATCCTTTTGGCCATTCAGATCGCTGGCATGGTCTGGGCCTGGCGGTACGTCAGCAAGGTAGGCGCCGGGGATTCCGAGACTTCTTTGAAGACCAAATTGCTCTGGACCGTTCTCTGGCCCATGACCTGGTGCCTGTCGTGGATTGGGGCCGTGCAATGAGCGCGGTCACCGAAGTCCACGAGGAAAAAAACACGTTCCAGGTGGATGTGAACATCCCCGGGCATGACCCGCGCGTCACCACGCCGCTGTTCACCAAGAGCCGCCTGAACCTGCTGGAGCGTGACGGCGGCCGGTGCTGGGTGTGCGGCTGTACCCAAAAGGAAGTGGGGCCGCTGGAGGCCCACCACTACCCGATTGAGCGATCGTTCGCAGAAATGATCGACTGGTCGCCGGGCTCGCAGATCCGCAAGGACTTTCCCAGCTTTGGCTGGGGCAGCTTTGACGAGAGCAACCCCTACACGTTTGTGGACGACATGAATGTGAACGGCCGCCTGTTGTGCAAGGCCCACCACACAGCGAAGAATCAGGGTGTTCATAACTTACCTGAACCAGTGTTTCTTGCCCAGAGATACGGTAAAGAAGGATACAAATTTTCAGAGGTGGAAATCATTCACCATGAACAAGGGTAAACACTTAAAATAGCGAAGCCGCGAAGTGCTGATACACGACGCGGCTTCTAACCACCATCACCTGTTTTAGGAGGTCACGATGGCTGCACCGAAGAATATCACTACTGGCGAAGTTTTTGGCCGTCTTACCGTTATATGTGAGGCTGCGAAGTTGCCAAAGAATCCGCATCGACGCGTTACGGCACGCTGTGAATGCGGCTCTCTGAAAGACTATTTGATGTCTTCTCTGAGAATTGGTCACACTCAGTCATGCGGTTGCTTTTTTGCCGAACAAAAAGAGCCGCACGGCCACGCGAAGATCGCTAGTCCAACCTATCAGTCATGGTCTTCCATGAAAAACCGGTGTGATCCTGATAACGGAAAGACAACCTATGCCGGGAAAGGCATAAAGGTTTGTGACGAGTGGAGTGACTTCGAGACGTTTCTGCGAGACATGGGGGAACGGCCACCACGCACCACACTTGATAGATTCCCCGACAACAAGGGCGATTACATGCCCGGCAATTGCCGTTGGGCAACACCAAGTCAACAGGCAAACAACCGGGCGAATGCAAATCTCATTACAGCCCAAGGAAAAACGATGACGGTCATGGAGTGGTCTAAAGAGACAGGAATTCCGTTCCAGACCATCCGACACCGGATATTGAGAAATTGGCCGCCAGAAAGGGCGGTAACACCAAACCAATGAAACCCGCTCCGGCGGGTTTTTTGTTGTCCATTGAAATCATCCACCACGGAGCACAACCATGCTGATCACTGACGTTTCCACTCTTTTCAAACAGGGCAAGTCCCTGACCAAAGGCGCGACCTGGACCGCCAACGGCGCAGTTCTGGCCGGTGTACTGACTGGCTTCCTTACGGCAGCCTTCCATGTTGCCAAGCTGTTTGGCTACGACTTTGGAGTGGCAGATGACTCGCTCAATCAACTGGCCGGTGGTATTGCTGCTGGTGTGCTCGTGGTCACAAACATCCTGCACACCCTGGCCAATCCGAATGCGGGATTGCCGCCCGCTGCTGGTGCTGGACCGGCCACCGATGACCCCGGACCAAGCGCGGGACCGGGCTGAGCAGGACATCACCATTCTCGAAAACGGAAAGATTCCCCCCGTGATAGCGGGAATCACATGTAGATATTGAAAGTAAATCATGAACCCCATAATCCTCGCGCTCCTGCAAATCTTCACCTTCATGGCTACTCACAAGGAAGCCCTCAAACAAGCCGTTTTGGACATCGAGATGCTGATCCCAAACGCCCCGGGCAATGTCAAGGCCGCCCAGTTCAAGGCGTTCATTGCGACCGCGATGGGCATTGAAGGTCAGATCGAGTCGGTCTGGCCCATGGTGTCGGGCCTGTTCAGTGTGTTCGTGGCGCAAGTCAAGGGAACGCCTGCGGTTACACCGGCCTGAATCTGGTAAAGTTCAGTTCTCCCTATCGGGGCCCGCAAGGCTCCGAATCTCCCCTCTGGCCTTCGGGTTGGAGGGGATTTTTTTCGTCTGTGATCAGTGAAAAATAGCTCATTTTGGGAACCCAAAGAGCAGCCAGAACGACTGGCTAACAACATCGATGACCGATGTTTTGCGGAACGCACGCCGAACGCAATGCGGAACGTTTCCGTTTTTACTATCTAAACCATAGCAAACAAGTCACTGTTTACTTGGTGCCCGGGGCCGGAATCGAACCGGCACGCCTTGCGGCGCGGGATTTTGAGTCCCGTGCGTCTACCAATTCCACCACCCGGGCGACGCGAAAACTAAGACCTAAATTATGGCACATTTAAGGGC